TACATGATCGGGCCAAAGATTTTGGGCGGTAGGCCGTGTGCCTTTAGTTGTGTATGAAACTGTGGACAATCTTTAACCGGTGCGGCGGTTGCTCGAGCTGGCACCGCAAACGTACATAGCAGTAGTGGAAGTAAAAGTATTTTGGGCATGGTATTAGCCTTTCGTCGGGTGTTAAAAACCCTAGCGAATAGGGCTACCGATGTGGGGGCAATGCCCGCAAACCCTTACGGCTTAGGCAAACTGCGCCACGCCGCCTCAAATTTGGCAGCGTCGGCGGCCATTTCTTTAGATAGTTCGCAATGGAACCAGCGGGGCGAGCCCTGATAGCTGCCGGCGTTGTCTGTTGCTGTGAATATCTTTACCCCGGCTTTACCTTCGCCGCGTGAGCAACGATAGCCAGCGCCGTAATCGCCGTAGGCGTACCAATGAAGCTCGACTATGCCCATGCGTTCGGAATGTTGAACGGTCTTACCGTCGATAATCGAAGTGCCTAGAAGCCAGTCCCATATGACGCGTGCTTGCGTTTCGTCTTTGTATTGAGTATCGGCCGCCGCGCCCGTTGCGTGCGTCGATAATGTCGGCGGGTTAGAATTATTTTTAGCGTTTCGGACTACATAGGTGCCTAGCGATTTGGTACCCCATCGTTTGCCCATCAGCTCTACAAATTTGCGTATGCCGGGTGTTTCTTTACCACCGTCGTAGGCGGGAAAATAGGGGTACGGGCGGTTTGTCATGGTGCCGGTGGGTCTTTCGGGCCATTCTTCAACCCATTTGCAGCGAGCAAACCGAGCAAACCGCCAGATAGGGACATGAGCAATGGCGACAACACAGAGTAAGCCTCTTGATCAGCTTCGGACATGACTCGTGGCTGGGTCACAAATTGCAGGCCGTAAAGCATGAAGCCGATTGACATAACAAAGACAATGGTTAGGCCAACGCCTACACACAGAATTAGACGTGCTTTTATTTCTTCATTAGTGAGTCGTGGTCGTAATTTCATTAGCAGTCAAACCCTAATATCTCTTTAAGTGTTGTGGTAGTTACCGCCGACTCGACAGCGCCTAGCGCTTTGTTTTTAGTGCGTGGCTCTTGGTTGCATTGGCATTCGGTTTTGTTTGTGTTGGCAGGGTCTTGGCATGGGTAGCGGAACCTGTCTGCACAGCCTGTGAGGGTGATGAGGGTGGCGCTAATCAGCAGTAGGCGTTTCATCTGTGCCTTCTAATGTCCAGCCTGTGGCTAGCAACGCTTCGTATTCTTCTTCGGTCATTTCGCGCACTTCGTCGTCTATTTGTATGTTTGGTCGTGTCATAATTTATGCCTTTCGGTATCCGTAAACGGTGATAGTTCCGCCTGTAATAGTTCCCGATGCTGGGGACACCACTAGAGCACTTACGGAAGTATTTACAACTACTTGGTGTAAGTAGGAAGTAGCAACGCCGGGCGCTGGCATTTGAGAAACGCCAAATGTTCGGGCATCGCTCCTAAACGGATTATAAATTTCGACTGCGGCGGTTGATTGGAAATTCGGATAAGACTGCCCAATTTCCCACGAAGTAGCAGATCCCGGAGTGCTATTAGTGACTGAAGTTGCCCACGCCAGCACTTGGCCAATTGTGTAATACTGGCTCGCTGTAATGCCAGAAAAAGACATACGAATTGCTGCGCCTGCACTGTTGTCATTAAAAGAAACCATAACCCTGTAATTGTCGTAAGTTGCGCTAAAAGCATCTGAAACAGTGACCGAACTAACGCCTGAGCCAATGGTCTGTGACTTGACAAACACCAGCCCTGAGTTAGCCAAATAGGTATTTGTGTCGGCAGCCGTCAGCACCTCACCCGTAGTAAAAGTCTTTATAGCCATAGTTAAAATCCTAACTTATTGTTGTCTAGTTTGCCGAATATGGCATCGTTGAGAATTAGATACGCGTTGGTGTCTTGCCCGGACATATAGACCGTTACGCGAGTTTGGTTTGGGGTGGCGCTAATTGAAATACCTTCCATAATTGTTAAATAGGTGGAACCTCGAAAAGAGATGTTTCCGAGGGTGCCTATTGGCTCTTGAATTAAGTTAATTACAGCAGTATTAAAATTATTTGGCGGTGGATAATCCCGGGGCCCTTGCTGAACATCGGTAAATGTAATCGATGCGATTGTTTGATCTTTAGACTGAAAATTGTTTAACAACCATTCGGCGTGGTTAAGAGCTTGGCTAGTTGTGTAATCTAACGTTTCTTTGTTTTGGCCAAAGATCGGGGTTATGCCGAGGGTTGCGGTTTGGGCTGCTACAGCTGCCGGCGTGATTGTGACCGAATTGTAGTAATTGTCTGCGCTACTGCGAAATTCGATTTTTTCGTATTTCATTTGTAACGAATAACTAACACCGGTGCCGTCATTGAAGTAATAAGTAGTTGTAGGCGGGAAGTTTCTTCCGTACCAATATATTTCGGGGGTGCCGTGATAAAGATAGCTATTGGCCATCATTCGAGCTTCTTCGGTGCGGGTAATGGTGTTAATAAGGTTAAAAGCGTTGCCGGTGTAGGTTTGCGCGCTGCCAATGGAACGACCAGTAAAAGCGGCAATAGGTAGCCCTACGGTTGTGCCTACTTGGAATACTTGATCTTCTGTAAGGTCTTGAGCTAGCGCGTACGAGTTAAGTTGTGCGCGGCCCCAATCGGCTTGTATGCCGTCGCAATATATAGTTACTCGATCTTCGTTAGGTACTATCCCGTAATCTATTTTTACGTCTCTTATGCTTCCCCAAAAGGCAGCAAAATTATCTACACCAACTACTACGCCGGGCTTGTAAATATAGGCAATTATCCGGTCGCCTAGTTTTGGTGCGGTTGTCCAATCGGACGGGAAAATAGATTCGACGGTCATTGTGTCTGTTGAGTAGTCGTCAATTTGTAGGCGTCGGCCACGAAAGATGTCTATATTTTGTACGTCGGGCAGCGTTACCCATGTTCCGGCAGAGTTGAAATCTACCTGCCAGTTAAAAGCGGTGGCCATTATTGAACCGTTACCGGTAGTGGGCCGTTGCTTCGGTTGTAGCGCCGTAGGGCGTCTACTACGGCTTGTGGGTCGCCGCCGTTTACGTTTATGTTTATTGTGTTGCCGCCGCCGCCAAAGTCGCCTAGACGGTCTAACGGTATGACAGCTTCGGGGCCTTTCCCTTCGCCTATAAGGGCTAGGGTCGGTTGCGTCACGATGCCGCCGCTAGCAAGGGTAGCCAATCCACCGATACCAAAGTTTCCAAAGTCGATACCGGAAAAGTCAATACCCGAAAAGTCAAAGTTAGAAAAGTCAAAAGGTGCCGGGCCGCCGGCGGTGACATTGTTTACAGCACCCGTAAAACCGCTTGTAAGGCCTGCTACAGCGCCAGCGGTGTTAGCAGCGTTAAGGGTGATTGTGTAGCTGTCTACGACCGCTTGAATGCCTGCTACTAGGTTTGTGCCTGCGGTTACGCCGGCTTGGTAAAACTGTTTTGCGCTGTTAAGGCCTACGGTGTCGGCGATGCTTTGTACTTCGGCGGTTAGCTCGTTTGCCTTGAGAATGTTGCCCGCGCTACTTAGCAATTCTTCGGCTATGAGAGATCCGCTATCGACGCCTGCGGCTAGTACTTGCTGTAGGGCCGACTCTGAAAGGCCAGCAGCTAATAGGCGATTGACAAGGACGCCGAAATCTTTAACTTTATTGGCCTGTATTTTTAGGTTGTCTAAAAAGCTCTTTGGGGTTGCTTGTGCGTCGCTTAATTTTTTATTGGCTATAGCTAGATCTTCGTAGGCTTTTGTAAGGCCTTCGGGGTCGCTGTCGGCTATTGCTTTTGCTACTGCCTTTTGAGCTTTTGCTACGTCGTCGGACGCGTCGGCTACGGCTTTAACGTTTTCGGCTGCTGTCTGTTGGGCGTTGCCAAAACTGAAAGACGCTTTAACCGAGTCGGAAACTGATTTAGCGTAATCGTCAAATTTCTTTATAGCTTCGTTTAATACGCCGTTGGCTGTTTCGAGCGCTTTAGTCATTTGATCGCGTAAAGCGTCTTTAAGTACTACAAGTTCGGCGGCTAGTTTTTTAGCGGCGTCGGCTAGTTTCTTTTTAGCGGCGTCGGCTTTTTTAGTTGCTTCGGTGTTTTTATCTGTTTTGGTTGTGTTGTCGTCTGTTGTGGTGCCTAAGCCTTTAAGCATCTTTTCGTATTCGGCTTGAGCTGTTGCCGCTGTTTTGGTGGCGCTGGCGTTGTCTTTGTTTGCCTTGACCGTTCCGCTAATTTTCTTGGCCAATATGGCTAGGGTCGCTGCCCCCGCTATTGCGGTGCCGATACCTATAACGGTTGCTACTTGTACGGCTGTAAACGATGTTGCTAATGCAATGTTGGCCGCTGTAGTGATTGCTGCAATAGCACTAAATCCAGCCATAACACCATTAACTAAAACTATGGCAGCTGCTAGACCGCCGATAACGACGCCCATAGTCACAATTAGCGGCGCGTTGTCGCTGGCAAATTTGGCAAATTTAGATAACAAACCGACGGCTAAAGCCATGACCGGTAAAAAGCCTTTACCAATGTTAATTTTAGCGTCTTTAATTTGTGCGGTTAAAATGCGTTGCTTATTAGCTGCGCCATCTGCTGTACGGGCAAAATCGCCCTGTTGTAGCGTTGTCTGCTCGAGAATGAGTGCCTGTGCTGCAAGGCTTTTGTTTTGCGGTGTTAATGCGTCTTTGGTTGTTTTGACTAGCCCTAGTTCTAAAGCCTTTTGGCGTAGTGTTGCGTCGTTAAGCAAAATACCAAAACGGCGTAGGGGTTCGGCTTCGCCTCGTAGGCCAGCGCCTAAAGCTAGTACGGCATCTTCGGGGCTTGTGTTGTTAAATGATGCTAGGTCGGTGGCAAGGGTCGTGAATTTTACGGCCATGTTGCCTAGATCGGTACCGGTTAGGCCAGCTGCCTTACCGAGTACGCCAAACGTGCCGGCGGCTTTTAGGGCTTCTGTTTGTGATTGTCCTAATGAGCTTGCGGCCGTCTTAGAGAAATCCATTATCGACGTTGTAGCGTCGCCAAAGATTATGGCTGTTTTGCTCGTTTCTTCGTTAAAGTCGCTGGCCATTTTGGCAGCACCAAAGGCAGCTACGGCTAAACCACCTAATGCGGCGGCGGCTGGTAGGAATGCTTTTTTAAGGGCGTAGCCCGTTTTGGCCGAATTACTGTCTAGTTTCGCAAATTCGCGCGTGGCCTTGTCAAACCCTTTGGTATCTAGGCTCGAGAGAATTGGAATGTTTAAGGCCATTAGCGATGTTCTATCTTTAGGTTTGTATTCATTTTGACAGATACACGGTCAATTATTTTGGATAGTTCGGCCTGTACTGCTGGCATGACGGCGACGACGCCGGGGCTAAGTGATCGTGAGGCTTGAGCGTTGGGGCCTTTTCCGTCGCTTATTAGGTTTGTTACAAATTGTGAGTTGTCTCTAATGCCTGCGTGATCCCATAGAGCAGCGGCAGCGTCTTTTTGTTGGGCGACCAATAGGGCATAGGGGCGGGCGTTAAAATCTACGGTTTGTGTGTAGGCATTGTTTACTTTACGGCCGTCCATGATTAGCGGTCGATTAAAAGTTACGGTGCGTTCACGGCTGGCCCGCTTGTTTACAACGGTTTTTACGCCGTTTAAGACGTTTTTAATGTTGTAAGTAGTTTCGTTACGGCCTTTAATCATTGAGCCGCGACGCATACCGGATAGTGGGTAGTCCGTAGGAATAAGAGAACGGGCAGATTGCACAATCATTCGCCCCGCGCCCGCTTGTATGTCTGTACTAATTTGGCGTCTGAACGTGGGATCAAACTTATTTAGTGCTGCCAAAGTTTCCTGTAAGCCGAATACTTGGGCGCTAGCGACGACGGGCATTAGCGCGTTCCCGTTCTCGAGCTTGTGTGTTTAGAACATCTACTACGGTTGCTAAATCGGCTGCGTCGAAATCTATCGACGGTGGCCAAAAGTGAACCGCTACCAGTAGCTCGGCTAGTTGTCGGCGGTAGCTGCCGACTCTGTAGGGTTTGGGTTTTCACTATCTACAACTTCCAGCGCGGCGCACTCTTTAATAAATTGGTCGAATGAAACCGGTACAACGATATTAGCCATTTTCGACGCTTCGTATGCCATGTACGCTAGGTGTTCCATTGCTACGCCGTTTGCTAGATCGCTGGCACGCATTTTGTATTTGCGTTCCCACAGCACCACTACCATTAGGTTCGTGTGTACGTCGTAGGTGCCGTCGTTACGGGTTACTCGGATTGTTATATTCATGTCGGGCCTTTGTTTAGGTGTTTAGATCAGGATACGTCGAGCGAGTAAACCCCGCCGGTACATACGATATCCATAGTATTAAGCTCTCCGAGAGCAAAGTTCACAGGTAGCGATGCGAGAAATGTGCCGGTTAGGGTCATTCCGGGATTGGTGGCCGAATAGGTGCCCGGTGTTGCCGGTGCTTCGGGTGACACAATAACGGTAAAGGTTGTACCTACTAAACCGTTGAGCGTTGCCCAAGTTTCGGTAGCTGCAAACGATCCGTAAAAACTTAACGTTAAAGAGTGGTCTCCGAGGCCCTTAACGTATTTATTATCAACATCTCCGAAGGCCGATGCGGTTAATTGCGCGTAATCTATCGAAAAATTGGCGGCCGTACATTGATCGCTCATATTTACAGAGTTAATAATAACGTGCGGGTTGCTAAGTAGTGTGCTAGTAGCCATAGGGGTTAGTCCTTTGTATCGGTTTCGGTGTCGGTGTCTGTCTCTGTTTTAGCAGATTTAGCGGCTTTAGTGGTGGAACTTTGACCGATGAAGCCGCCAGCTATTAAAGCGTTAATATTCACGCCTTCGGTTGGGTTGTATTTTCCACCTACCGTGCCTATGCGTTCTGAAAGAATTACGTACATTGTGTGCCTAACTTGTTTGCGCTTGAATGTTTATGTTGAGATCGTAGGCGGGTAGCTCTACCCCGCCGATAATAGCCATAGTTGGCCGTCCATCGGTGACACCTACAGAAGCGTTTAATACTTTGGCCGCCAAGTTCATTAAAGACCGTTGGGCGTCTAGGTTACCGGGGCCTAATGTGATGCACCGCACCGGGAAGCTCATTTTGACTATGTTGCCGTTGTAGGCCTGAAATGTTGGGGCGTCGATAAAGACGCAGGGCGGGACAAGGTTGCGCGGGTCGGTCACTACTTGCAAGCCCGAGATAGTGGCAAGTTTGGCCGCTAGGTCGTCTAGGCACTCGTTAAACAGGTCTGTAAAGGCGACTACGGGCATTACGCGAGCGTTGGGCGGTCAATACCCAATAGTTGTTTAATCGTGCCGTTAAGGCCGTTGGTGCTGGCGACGCCGTAGCCGTCGAATGTAGCCATATCTTGTAGGCCGCCGCGCTGGCGGTATAGCGC